GAAGCCCATGTGCTTTTGTTTCCACAGTTCCTCCGCGAGATTCGGGAGCATCAATGCCAAACAGACGAATCCGACCATTGTTACCACGTACCCAACAACCAAAACCCAAATCAACATCGACATCTACAGTATCTCCATCAATTACACGCACCACCGTACAGTTAAATACATATGGATCACTCATCTTGCTTCTCCTTGTGGTCTGTTCTGGTATGAGAGCATATAAGACACACATCAAAAGCATCGTAATAGGGTTTAGTGCATATGACTTTTAGCTCTTCTTGGATAGGTTCAGCTGTTTCATTTTGCATCTTGCTTCTCCTCTACGTAATCCTCTAACTTTTCTACAGCTTGTATAACTCTGTGCATAAGTTGTATAACTTCTTCAACATCTTCTTCGTCTAGCTCTACAGTGAGTTTCATTTGACCCCATGTATTTCTATAATGAGTTCCGCACAATGTATGATCTTTTGCAGATCAGTTAGACCGCCCTTCTTCTTCCAACGTGAGACGTACTTAACGATGTTACCCTCAAGCAAAGACAGGCCGTTTTTCTCAGCATACTCTGCCGGTTGTATAGCCATGTCCTTGTAGTGGTTACCACCAGTTTGTTTCTCTAAAGCATTTAACATTAGTGTCATTAGTGTAGTACTCCAGTAGTTTTTTCAACGGCACCTTCTTCGTCAACAAAAATGTAGTCAGTGTCATCAGGCCAACTAAGAAGAAGTCCTTCCCATATCTTCTCGGCTTGGCGTAAGTCTTTTATATCCTGCTTGAGTACGAACAGTTCACTTTTAAGTCTTGCTTTGGTTAGTCTTTTCATAACGCCTCCTATTTAACAATATTCCAGTGGTGCTTTTTAGTAAGCTCTCTAGCTTCAATCCTGAACGTAGTAGGAGCATGTCTTCTCTTTGATCTCATACGACTGCTTTCGTTATGCGATTTTTTCCCTAACTTACGCCACTTAAAATTGTCTATGTTATCCAAAAGTATTTCTAACGTGTGCTTTCCAGACCACAAACAATTATTTAGTCGTTCACAACGCTGTGCAATAAAAGCTCTAGCAGTAGCACCCGGCCTAAATTCTAAATCGCCTTTAGCTGAAACGTCTAAACAGCGTTTAAGTTTATAAGAAGCTATTTCAGAAGTCATAGCGTCAAAGTCAAGCTCCTGAATAAACTCTAATTTCCCTCGTACTGTATCTGAGTCAATGCTGTCTAAAAATCTAACACCTATAGACCAACCACTCTTGTTGTTCTTCCAAGAATTTAAAAGCTGAGTGTCCCAAATTTTCTGTAGTTCTTCTTGACTTAGTTTCTTACTCATTATCTTCCCCCTTAAATTTGGTGCGTACTTCGGGTAGGAAGTACGACTAACCGTAGCGTGGCTTATCCGGTATGCACATACTGCTGGAGAACGAAGCTTATCGGGCACAAAGGGAGCACCGTGATAACCTGAGTTGTTAAGCTGTATTACATACTGTGAGTGTTTTAGGCGTATGAAACCTACCCACCGCTCACTGGGGCTTTGGGGGCGATTGATGACCCCCGAATGTATTTAGCACTCCCCATATGAAGCTCCAAACCCTCCTTCGCAGTCCAAAGGTAACCCTTTAGCCCATTCAGGTGTTTGTTTCATGCAACTATATATGTAGCTCATAGCCTGTTCTGCTTCATCTTCTGGTGCTATACAACCTAACGCATCGTGAACAGTCATAACTATCTTGTACCTTTTAGCCACGAGGAGTAAGTGATGTCCAACGATTAATCTAGCTAGAGCTTGGCATATATTCTCAACTACTTTACCGCCGTATATCCTAGTAGGTATAACCGATCGACCCTTCTTTACGTCGTACAAAAACTCGTTCCTACCAGTTTCTTCGTTAACTTCCATGCGCAAATTAGGGTACTTTATGTATAGACCGTTTGGTAATAGTATTCCCTTTGTACCGTCTACTCTGAGTAGTTTTCGTGTGCCTATATACTCTGTTTTGTTGTCCATCATTCCATATAGCGACCCTTCGCATCTTCGCCATAACGCAGTAATGTGAGAAGACCGCATCCGATATACCTTTATAATCCTGCCGCATTCGTTTGAGTCAAGAGATACCCCCATAGACTTTAGCTGAGCCTGAAATTTATCCATTCCCATTCCGTAACCGCATCCAAGTACCGTAGTCTTACCGACAAAACGTTCTTCTTTTGTAATCTTTTCTTCTGATTTATCGTAAATCATTGATGCCATGATTTTATATACATCTAAACCTTCACTGAATGCGTCTAGCAAATTAAACTGCTCAGACAGCCACGCCAGAGTCCTAGCTTCTATTTGAGAAGAGTCACAGTCTAAGAATGTATAACCTTGAGGAGCTAACATAGCGTTCTTGAGGATAGAACCACGAGGTAAGTTCTGCATGTTTATCTTATCGGCTCCGCCCCAACGTCCTGTGTGCGCTGCATAGTATTTAAGCGGTATGGGTAATGGCCCCCTGTTACCTATTCCTATAAAGCGTTCTGTCCTAGTCTCTTCAATAGTGGACTTTACCCCTAGCCGTGCACTCACAAGTATCTGGACTACTGGGTTCTCGTGTTCCTTTAGTGCTTGGAAAGCTTCATCTGTTTTAGCAAAAGCTAAAGTTTCTTTGCCAGTGGTTGGACTAGTTTTTACAGGGGGTATTACTCCTTGCGCTTCAAGAAGCTCAGCAAACTGAGGGTTACTCATTATCTGCTCCCTTTGTACGCCCGCCTTGCCTAACCATTCTGCTTTCTTTTCTTTAAGTTCCTGTAGGTGGTTCTCCAGTAAGAAAGTACCTACTTCTAGTACCGGCTCGGTAAACATCCTCAAGGTCAAGTCTACAAGCTTCAACTCTTCTACAGGAAAGCCCTCGTTCATTAAACACTTAAACAGCTTAAAGGTTAACTCAGCATCGTTCTTGCAGTACCCTGCGTAAGCCGTTAGCTCTTGCTCAGAAAAATCTTTGATGTGCTTACCCATAGCATCCAGAACTTCTGTGCCTTTTTTGCCTATGTTGTAGTGTTCTGACAGAGCTTTTAAACTACCTCCAACTTGAGTTCCATGTATTGCCCTAGCCATAGATAGTGTGTCGGCTATTCGACTGGGTTTTATACCAAACCGCCAGTTCAGAATAGCCATGTCAAACATAGCGTTGTGGGCAACGGTGAGTGAGTTTTTCCAATCAAACTTATTTAAAAATTGTTTTGTATCTTCGTGGTTCCCAGAGAACCAAGTGCTAGAACTAGCACTACTATCATCAACGTGTACGGCTACACCGATGACTTCAAACTGTGGGTCTCTGATATACTGTTCAGTTGTAAGCTTGGATAAACTGTAAGCTCTATCGTAATAAGTCTCAAAGTCTATTGTTAAAATTTTCATACTGCCCAGTCCATCTTAAGTCTGCCCATCAATTATATCTTCAAGTTCATTCATATTGTTTTCGTTGATAACGATAGCAGTACCACCGGCTTTGCGGATAGCCTCGATCTCTAGATCTTGCAAGGGCGTGGTCTTGCCTTTACCGGCTTTGCATTCGACAGCTAGAAACTTACCGCCAAAACAACACACCACATCGGGTACACCACTGCGCCCCATGCCAAACGAAGCAGGAAAGAAATAGTAAATACCGTTAGCTTTCAGTATCTTAACTACTTTGTCTTTGACTTTCTTTTCGGGGGTTTTTGCCATTCAAAGAGTATAGGGGAAACGGTTTACAGTGTCAACCCTTTTATTGGGGACAAAAAAAAGCCCCGCACAAGGCGAGGCTAAAAGGGGTAGGAGTTTAGTTTGAAACTAAACTGTTTCGGTTGGGTTATTATTCTTTTCTTTCCCCCTCATCCTGATCTGCAAGATACTCTTGGTACTGTATCTCCGCTTCGAGGGGGTCTATGTAGTCATCTTCCTGTGTCATAAGATAACGGTTAAGGTCTACCATCACTGGGTCTTTATCTCTATTCATCACTCGTTCTCCTGTTGTGTTATTGAACGTACCAAAGCGTCACAGTCTGGGCCGTATTTAGCGTCAAGCTTTGTTAAGTAAAAAACCATATGATCTTTTTCCATTGCTTTTTTGGTGTAGGTTCTTAGCCTACTAAAAAAACCCCTTGTATCTTTATGAGTCAAAGATCGGCAAGCTAGCAGTTCTTGATACGAGCTTTCTACCTTGTCAATGGTACGTTGCTCTACCTTCGATAGCACAGGAGGATTCCTTTCCCAATGCTTGTTTCGACACTCTTCGCATACGTCACTAGAAGTAGGGTGGCTACCGTTGCTCGATACAGTTGGCCGTCCACATTTCATTTTAAAATCATAGCCATTACATGGGGTAGGTCTGGTTTGAAACCATCGAGATATTGCGTACACAAACTGTTTTTGGTTAGAAGTAAAGGCTTCTTCATTTTCTGTATGTCTTTCCAATATTTTAACCATGTGTTGAAGCGTATGAATTTCATGGC